GGTGGGCCCAAGATCCCCACATACCTTGTATTGTACCGCAGCACCACCCGCGTCGCCCCGGCCACCGCCCCGCTCCCCTCCACGTACAGCTCGTTGACCTTGCTGGGCGGGTTCAGCGGCGGGTCTGCCGCCGCGATGTGGAACGTGTCCAGGTCGCTGTCGCTGGCCTGGCTCAGGTAGCGCACCAGGTTAGCGTTGTAATTGTTCCGCGCGCTCTTCGCCGCGTACCGGCAGTCAATCGTCACCACCTCGCCGGCCGGGATGGGATACGCGCTGAAGTCCAGCGTCTCGGCCGTGGTCAGGTTCTTGATTTTGGTGTTGTTCAGCGGCCCGGTGATTTCGATGAGCGGATAGGCATCCCAACTGCCGGTGTACGTTACGGATAGCGTCTCCGAAATCAGGTCCCCGCCAAAGACGATGGGGAACTCAATGGGGAACGTCAACTCGTCCAGCGGCGCCAGCGTCCACTCGGCCTGGGTCTCGGCCGGGTCGTAGAACGTCGGCGTCGCGGCGATGAACCCGGCCGCCACGCGCTGGAGATACCCCTGCCGCTCTTGCGTCGCAAAGCGCAGGCTGGCCCCGTCCAGGTTACAGTCAATCTGCCGCAGTACGCCGCTGTCCAGCGTGAACAGCAGCGCCAGGGCCACGGCCGACGAGGGCCGCAGCGTATTCAGCAGCACATTGCGCCGGCTCTCCAGGTTGGCCGGCGTGCTCCCCGGCACATCGAACGCCAGTTGAAATGTCCGCGCCTGGCCCTTGAAGCCCCGGTCCGTGCTCCCGTGCTGCTGTGGCCCGCTGTCCATCAGCCGCTGGAGCGGCAGGTGCCCCAGGCCGTCCCAACCCACCAGGTAGCCGATGGTGCCATCCGATAGGGCCACCGTGCTGCTGCCCACGACCGCGCTAACCTGCATGACTACTCTCCGTAGAGCAACTGCTGCGTGCGAATGAAATCGGTAAGCGTCTGCTCGCTCTGGTAGGCGTACTGCGCCTGGATCTGAAAGATGGGCTGCTGCGGCGCCGCCGGCTGCTGAGCTGAGGCCAGCAGGCCGGCCTGCGCCAGCGCGGCCAGGCCCCGCCACGGGTTGCGCGGGTTGGTGATGATCTCCTCATCGTGCACCCGCGCCCACATCCAAGGCTGGTTGCCCGGCGTGTGCACCACGCCGCCGTGCTGGAACTCTGAAGGGCCGCCGCGCCGGCCGCCGCCTGTTGGGGTAGTCGTAGGCGCGGGCGTCGCCGGCCCGCCCGCGTCCCGCGCCTCGGCCGTGGGGTCCCACCAGGCGCCCGTGGGGGGATGGTACACGCCCTTGATGTGGAAATCCCGGCCCTTAAATAGCAACTGGTCCAGGTGTTCGTCCCACGCATCAATATCCTTTTTGCCATCTGTCCAGGCTCCCGAGCTGGTCTCGCCCCACGATTTGCGCCATTCTGACAGCGGCTTGCGAACCGTCTCCGGCCCCTTCTCGTCGAACTTATCCGCTATCTTCTTGGCATAGTCGTCCACGTGGCCCTTCGCTCCGGTGAACGCCTTATCGCTCTCATCCTTCCAGTAGGAGGCAAACCCCTGCACGTCAATCTTGCCGGTCGCCATGATGCCGCGCACCTTGGCCTCGTACTCATCCCAGGCGATTTTCTCCTGTTCTTTGCGCAGGAGCGCGGTTGCCAGGTTCTGGTCCTCGCTGGCATTGATGGCCGTCGAGTAGCCATCATAGAGCAGCTTGCGCCGGGCCAGGTGTTCGGTTTCCAGCGTCTCCAGGCTGACGTCGTGCTGGCGATGCCATTCCTTGATGAGATTGAGCTTCTGCTCCTCGTCGCCAGCCTCCTTGAAGTGGCCTTGCGTGCGCATGGTGTCAATCTCGGCCTGTTTGGTCTTATAGAAGGCGGCCATGCCTTCCTCGTCGGACTTGCGCTTCGCCACCGCGGCCGTGTAGCCCCGGTCCTCCGCGTCCAGGGCTGCGAGGGCCGACTGGACCCGCTTATCATCGCTCCGCCGGGCGTTCTCGGCGATGATGTCGTCCCACTTCGCCAGCTCCGTCGCGCGATCGGCGGCCAGCCTTTTCAGCCTCTCCGCCGCCGCCTTCTGGTTGGCGGCCGTCTCGCCGGCCGTACCGGGGATAGAGGGCGGCATATCAATGACCAGGCTGATGGCGATGTTTTTCGGCAGGTTCTCCAGTTGCAGACCCAGCCCGGCGACCTTCGTGGTCGCCCCGGCGGTCATCACGTCGAGGCCGTAGACGGCGGTCGACCAGTCGTTGAAATTACCTTTGGCTGAAAGAGCAGCGAGAGATGAATCTACGATGCCCCGCGTGCCGGTGGCTACGATGGTCGCCAGGTCGGTGTTAGCGGTGCCGGCCTCTTTGATGGCCGCGGTATATTTTTCCTGACGAGTTGCTGTGTCATCAATGACTAAGGAGGACTCGGCTACCAGCCGGTTGTATTCTGCCGCGCTGATTTGGCCGCTGTCCAGCGCGATCTTGAGCCGTTTTAGTTGCCCCTCGTAAATCTTCGTGTCATCACCGGCTTGCCAGTTGGCTGCGCTGATCTGGCGCGTCACCTGCTCCACGCCCCACCCCGCAGCGATGGCGGCCAGGAACGCCGCCACGTAGGGCGCCACAGCCGCCGTCACGGCGCCAAATGCGCCCACCAGACCGCTGGTCCCGGCCCCTAACGCCCCCGTCAAGCCCGTGGTCGCAGTGGTTCCCGCGACCATCGCTGCATTGTCGGCCACCTGGGCCGTGGTGTGGGTTACAGTCGCCCCGGTATCCGCAATCTTTCTGAGCGTCATGAGCGTCAACAGCGGGTTTAGTTGGTCTACCAGGCCCACGCCGTCCGTCAGCATCCGCACCCACGGGCCGCTCTTGTTGATTTCCCGGCCCAGCGCCTCCAGTTGCTCCTCGATGGCCGTCTTGAGATTGTTGTACTGCCCGGTGGCCGTCTGCGCCTTCTCCGCCGCTTTGCCCTGGGCAAAAGCCGCCTGCTCCAGCGCGGCCTTGTAGCGATACTGGGCCTTCTCGCTCTCGCTCAGCTTGTCCCACACGTCCTTGAGCGAGCCGCCAAAGGCCACGTTCTTGAGGTAGTCATCGTCCAGCGCCAGGCCCAGCTCGCGCGCCCCACGCGCATTGCCCTGCATCGCCATCGTCAGGTCGTTCGCGGCCGTGGCCAGGTCAATGTCCATGACCGCGCCCAGGTCGCCGCCCGTGGTGATGAGGGTCCGCATCTGGTCTTCGGTAAAGCCGAAGTTATTTTTGAGCGTGAGCATGTCGCGGGCGGAGTTCAGGATGGCCTCGTCCGACGTGCCCATCGTGTACATGATTTTCTCGGACCAGTCAATCCAGGAGGCGGCGGTATCCTTGAACGTCGCCTGGATGCCGAACACGGCCTGCTTGCTTTCCGCCCCCATGCGGGTGATGTCCGCGGCAAAGCCCAGCGCCGCCCGGCCCGCCGTTACAATCTCGGCCTGGTTGCGCTTGAAGAACCCGCCCACGGAGTCGGCCATCTGGCCCAGCCGCCCCGTCCAGGATTTCGTCGCCTGCTCGGCGGCGCCCAGGTCCGCCTTGAGTTGCGTCTGGTCGCCCCGGAAGTAGACCAGGGCGTCGCCCAGGGTCACGCTCATGTCAACCGTGCTCCCATGTGCGCTAGGAATTCATTCGCTGATACGTGCCTCGAGGACGCGCGTCCTCGCGCGGGCGCGTCCTCGCGCTCGCCCATCGCCAGCCCCATGAATCGCACCACTTCCACTGCCAGCAGCCGGGTCTCCCAGCGCTTGCGCCGGATGTGCGCTGCTTGCAGCGAGGCCAGTAAGGTCGGTTCTAGCTCATCGTCCCACTGGCCCCACTGCGATAAGGCTAACTCGGCCTCGTCGGCGGCGCACCCCAGCCAAAGCCCTGCAGCCGGCTCAGCACCGACCCAAAAGGGTAGGCCAGCCCCAGCACGGCGGTGAACGCCTCGACGATCTCGGAGTCATACGCTTCGTCCACGTCCGCGCGGAGGTCCGGCGCATACTCCACCAGCAGGTTTTGCACCGTCTCCATGCTGTCCAGCAGCGTCATGCCCACTGTGCGCACCAGGTGGGCCAGGGCCTGGCTATCGGTCAGCTCCACGCTGGGAGCCTGCTCCAATGTCTTCGCCAGGTCCTGGAACGGCACCTCCAGCTTCTTCCGCCAGGCCGCGTTCGCCCGGCTCCGCAGCTCCGTGATGACGTGCTCTTGCCCGTTCAGCCTGACCGTCACACTGTGCATTAGCTTGACGCCTCAGCTGTGACTCGATGGAAGAGGGCAAGTTTCTTGCCCGCCGTCTGCGTGGTGTCCGTCAGGGCCTTGATCTGGATGGGCACGCCGGTGTAGTCGTCATTCACCTTGCTGAACTCCAACGCCCCGTTGACCATCGCCGTGCCCTTGTGGACGAACAGCCGGACCGGCTCATCGTCGCCGCTGGCGTTGATGAACAGCCCTTCGAAGCCCCAGGCTTTCTCGGTCAGTTCCGCCACCCCGCCCAGGCCGGTCTCCTCGTAGGCTTTCTGCCCGGCCCCGGCCGCCGTGCTGCTGACGGCCGTCTGGTTGGCCGCCGCCAGTTGCAGGTAGGCCGCGGTCAGTTCGGCCAGCACGGTCTCCAGGATCAGGCTCTCGCCGATGCGCCAGCGCTTCACCGGGGCCAGCTCCTCCTGCACCTTGCCGTCCGCCTCTTCGCTCGCGTAAGCCGCCGTCAGCGGGGCCTTGGTGTAGCCCACCCGCGCCCAGTTGCCGCCCCAGGCCGCGCCGAAAATCACGCTGGTCTCGTCCGGCTTGGCCTCGCCGGTGGGGGCCACCCACAGCACGGCCCCGGTCTTGATGATGTTTGCCACTACGGGAGTCGCCATTGTCGTACCCTCCTATGCTTGTCTGAGCATGAATTTGAAATAGGCCAGCGTGAAGTACCAGCCGGTGTCCGGCTCGGAGAGCACCTGGCCCAGGGTTTCGGTTTCCGCGTGCAGCACGGTCGCCGAGGTGCCATTCTGCACCGCCGCGTAGAGCGCGCGATACAAGGCGTAGCACTCGGTCTCCGTGTCGTCGTAGCACTTGAACTGGACGCTCGGGTTCAGCAGCGCGTCCTCGTAGTCCGGCCCGCCGCCGCGCACCTTGAAGGTGATGCATGGCCCATCGAGGGGCTTGTACCCCACCGGGGGCACGTCGCGCCCGGCATAGAGCCGGGTCCCCACCAGGGCCACCAGCGGCGCGTTGGTCAGCAAAAAGGCGCGGATGGTGGTGTGCGCGTCAATCATAGCCGCTTTACCCCCGCCACGATGCCGCCGAACTGCCGCGCGGCTTTTTCCAGCGCCCCATACAGGAACCCGCGCTTCATCTCCTGGTAGATGGTATACTCGGCGGCCCCGTGCACCGCCGCCTCATGCTTCCCCACCTGTGGTGAAGGCGCCAACGGCCGGGCTGCTGCCGTCGTAGCTTCCGCCTCGGCCTGCGCTCGCTGATTTGCCAGCGGCGTGATGGCGTAGATGGCGTTGCGCATGAACCCGGTGTCCACCGGCGAGGCCACCTTCGCCTCCGCTTCCACCACGAATGCGGCCTGGGTCAGGATCTCGTCGCTCGCCCCGTCCACCAGGAGCAGCAGGTTTTTCCCATACCAGTTGACCTTGCCCGCCATCTTACAACCTCGTGCACAGGGCCAGGTCCAGCACCAGGCCGCTGGGTCCCCGGCGCACCGGCCCCACGATTTCAAAGACCTGCTCCGTGTCCAGGGGCACCCCATAGCGGTGCGTCATCTGGATGCGATCGCGCTCGTCAATGACCGTATCTATCGGCAGGCGCAGCCGGGCGGTGATGCGTGGCACCTCGCCGGTATTCTGCATCTCCTCCGGGTTCAGGTGCTCCAGCCCGCAGATCAGGTCGGCGTATGCGGCCGGGAAGTCCAGCGGGAACTCCTCGCCGCCCATCGTCTGATAGTGGGGCGAGGGGTTGCCGTAGTCATCCGCCGTTTCCTGATACATCAGGCGCACGGCCCGGTCCTGCATCGCGCTTTCTTGGGTGCTTTGCAGCCGGCTTAGCTCCGCGCTGCCGAACGACCGCATGGTCATCGGGTATTGGCTCCTGTGAGATTGTAGTCTGTACTTCTTCTTCCAAAACCGCAGGTGGCCAGGTCAGTGCGTACCCGGCGGCCAGCTTGGCGGCCACTTCCTGGAGCACCTGCTCCGTCTCGCCGGTGATGGTCACGACGGCCCCCTTGGGGTTGTATAGGATTTGCTGCATCAGTCGTTTTCCTCAGCCTGGTTCGCCACCCAGGTATCCGGGACCGCCGTGCGCGGCTTCGGATACATGAACAGCGTGTTCGTCTGCGGCTTGCGCCGGGCGCGGTGGTACCGGGCCTGTTTCATGTACTGCTCGTAGACCTGCGAGCGGCTATAGTTGCCGCCGTCAGCGGCGAAGTTATAGTCCACGGCCACCACGCTGGCCTTTTCCTCCCAGAGGTCCGCCGCCGCCGCGTGCAGGTCATAGGTCGGCACCCAGTACGTATTCACGTCCTGGTGGGGCGGCGTGGTCGAGGAGTCCCAGATGCACGGCTCCTCGCCCCGCTCATCGAGCAGGGGATAGGCTTCGATGTAGGATTGAATAGTCGCGTCGCTATAGGTCTCTACCGTCGGCTCGTTGACCATCCGGCGCACCTGGGCGATTTGCGCGGCTGTCGCAGCCATCAGATCCTCCAGCTATGCGTTTCCCAGTCGGTGATGCTATCGTAGGCCATGAAGTCGAAAGCCCCGATGGCCGCCTCGCCGCCCACGATGTGCCCGGCCACCACGCTGCGGTCCACGTAGACCGGGTAGCCGGCCACCGGGAGGGACGCGCAGAAGTAGCGGTCGCTTTTCAGTCCCACCGGGTCGTTCTGCTCGTAGGGCCGGTAGTACGGCGGCTCCAGGTCTGCGAACACCTCGCGTCTGACCAGCAGACAGTGGAAGCCGGTCAGGTAGGCCGGGGCCAGGCTATCGGCTGGGGCCTCCGGCAGCACGGCCGCCGCCGCCCGGCACAGCGCCTCGTGCTCGTGCAGCCAGGCGCGTATTTCTCCAATGGGCACGTAGAACCGCCCATCATCTAGCCGTTGGCTGTAGTTGGGCAGGATGGGCTGGTGGCGGGAGAAGTACAGCGCCCCCACCACCGGCCGGCCCCACGAGGCCAACCGCACCAGCGTCCCCGGCGCCAGCAGCGCATCGCCGTCCAGGTGCAGGAGCACGTCCCACTCCCCCGCCAGGAACTGCTCGGCAATGCGTTGGCGGGCCACCGGGATAGGCAACGGGCGGTCGGGCGTGCCGGCCGTGAGCAGGTCCACCGGCCCCAGGGCCAGCAGACTGCGCAGCAGCCCCCACGAGGGCGGGCCGCTGACCGGGATCCCGACCGCCACGCGCATCAAGCGATACTCACTACGGCCACCGCGCTGGCCATGTCTGCGTTTGGCTGGCAGAACACGAGGTCGTCCGATGCGTTATACAGGTCCGTCGGGAATGGACCAATGACGCACGGCGCCGCGGCCACCGCCACGGTCCGCGTCGCGGCCAGGCCATCCACCGTCTTGACGATGGTGAATACCAGGTTGTGGCTGGTCGTGTCCGGGTTGTCCACGATGAGGACGGTGTGCCCGTCATTCGGGAACTTGAAGCCCCCGGTGGCGGATACACTCTGATAGCTCAGCGCCGCCCCGGCGCGGGTGGCTTGCTGCATGGTCAATGTTGTCAGGGCCACGTGTTATCCTCCTTTGGATTACGCCATCCGCACGACGGCGAAGGATACCCCGGATACCGAACTCCAGTCCAGGTACACCTGGCCGTCGCTCTGGTTGTACTGGTCGGTGGGGAACGGCCCGATCATCTTGGTGCCGGTCGTCGCCGGGATGGTCACGGTCCGGTCCGCCACCGCCTGGCCGTCCAGCGTGCCCGGTGTCTGGATGGTGAGCACGCTCTGCACGCCCGTGTTCAGGACGTGAATGAACGTGAAGCCATCATTGTTGAAGGCGTCGCCTTCCGTCACCGTCGCCGCGTTGTACGTCGGCGTGATGCCGGCCCGCGCCAAAGTTTGGGGTACTACTGTTGTTCGTACAGCCACAGCGCCTCCTTTTCCTTCCGCTCAATCTGCTCAATCTGCTGACTTACACCTGATGGGGCCGGCCGGTTAGACCGGGATGTACTCGAGATACAGGTACGCTTCCAGGCCCACCGTCGTCGCGCTCCCGGTGATCGTGATGTACTTGGCGCTGGTCCAGATGGCCGGCGTGGTGATCTCGGTCACGGACGTGTTCTGCATCGCGTGGCCATTGTACACCGTCGCGTCCGTCACGCCGCCCACGGCCAGGGTGTTGATGATGTCGGTGGCTGCGGCCGCGGCCGTGGTCACGCCGACGCTCAGGTTGGCCCCCCCGGTGGACTTGGTGACGAAGTAGATGGTCGAGCGCAGGATCAGCAGGGTGCGCCCTTCCGGGTTGGCGATGGAGCCGAGGCCGGCCGCCGCCGCGGAGGCCGCGCCGGTGATGTGAATGGTCAGGCACCCGCCGTGACCTTCGCCTTCGATATGTGCCGTCATGTGATATACCTCCCTATGGGTAGAGCGGGCCGGGGCGCGCTCGGCGTGTGCCGGCCCGCCGCTTGTCTTACGTCGTTGTCGTTTAGCCGCTGGTAACGATCAGTTGGCCGGAGTCCGTCGCGCCCTGGACGCCGGTCGAGATGGGCATGTCCATGTAGACCAAGCCGGTATTGCCGTGATCCCAGTCGGTCGCGCCGATCTTCCAGCAGTTCATGAGCAGGACGCGCTTGGAGGCCGCATCCGTGCCACCGGTGAAGACGAACACAGAAGCCATGGTGCTGGTGCCCAGGTTGACAAACTCGCAATTCTTGAACACCCAGGCGCGATCTAGCGCCGTGGCGTTCATGAACTCGATAAGGCCGGCCGCCGTGCTGCCGGCATAGCCCTGGAAGATGCAGTCCTCCCACCGGTTGCGCGCCGCGCCCGCCGAGGCATTGATGACCATCGCCATCAGTCCCGTGGCGCCTGCCACCGTGTCCATGCCGAACGTGCAGTGCTTGAACAGGTTCTCACTGCCGCCGGCCGCAATCTGCAAGCTCGCGCCCGCGTCAATGGCCTGGGCCGCCGCGACGTTGCCGCAGAACTCCACATTCTCGAAGTAGTTACGCTCCCCGCTCAGCTGGACGCACACCAGGCTGTGCGCATCGCTCGCCTGCTCGTGCACGAGGCGCAGATTCTTGAACATGCAACCTGAGCCACTGATGGTGATCCACGGCGACAGGTCATCCGCACCCGAGATGATGCGCGTGCGCTTGCCATAGCGCGTCGGCGTGCCCATCCCAATCAGGTGCGTTTCGTTCTTGTCCCAGGCGATGGCCTCCGTTTCGGTCACGGCCGTGGGGCTGGCGATCACGAGCACTACGTCGTGGTGCGCGGTCGTGCACAGGGCCAAGGCCGCCGCCACGGTGGCCAGCGGTTGCGACCAGCGGTCGCCGGCGTTGTCATCGTCCCCATGCACCGGGTCCACCACGAAGATCTTGGAGTTCGGCCCGCGCGGGATGCCCTCCAGGGCCAGGTATTCCGTCACTTGCTTGGGGTAAAGTCCCATGCGTCACCTCCCCGCTATGCGGTCAGGCAGGCAAACGCGCAGCGGTAAGCCGCCGTCGCTTGCATATAGTTGATGGGGTTGGGCAGGGCGAACCCCAGCCGCATCACGGCGCGCAGGGCGACCATGTCCTGCTGCGCCAGGTTGTAGATGATGTTGCCGCCCGTGTCCTGGATGACGGCCTGGTCCAGCACCTTGTACGTGATGTCCTGGCGCATGGCGTAGACCATCTGCGTCCAGTCGCCGGAGAACAGCAGGGCCTCGCTGGCATCCATGCTCCCGTCCAGCGGGAAGTAGACCGGCTCGCCGTCCAGCTCGTAGCGGGTTCCATCCTGGATGGCGGTCTTGAAGATGGGCTGGCCGTTCGCGTCGCGCACGTTGCGCAGCTTGCCCCGCATGGATACATGGGCGATGTGCCCGGTGGCCATGAACCCGTCTGCCTCGATGAGCATGAGCGCCCCATCCGCGCCCGCGGCGGACTCGCCCAGGATAGCCTCGTAGAGGTCGGTGTAGGCGGCCGCGCTGATGGTGTGGCTGGCCGCCGTGCAGACGGCCTTCAGGCCGGCCGCCCCCAGGTTGGTCGTCCAACTGGTGGGGATATTGGTGCCAAACAGCACCGCCGCCGTGATGGCCTTCGAAAGAGCCACCTCGATGTTGGGGCGCACCTCGCTCCAGATGTCATAGTCCGTGTCGTCCAGGACCGCCTCGGGAATCGGCACGATGACCGCCAACTCCTCGGCGTCCACGTACTTGTTCTCCCAGTTCATATCGCTGGCCTGCTTCAGGCCGGTGTCGCCGCTGACGAAGTAGGCCGTCGCCAGGGCCGACATCACCGGGATGCGCTTCTGCGCCCGGCTCATGTCCGGCAGCCGGCGCGCCAACTGCATCAGCGGGTTGACCGTGGGCAGACTTTGCAGGATCTCGCGGCTCACTTCCTCGGGAATGAGGGCGGCCGCATCGGTGCGAGAGATAAGCGAATTGTAACCCATGTTTGCCTCCTATGTTAGGTAGGCCGCCCGGTCGCCGCGCGGATGAATTGATTCATTCCGTGCTTGGCCGGGGGCGTTTGTCCAGTGCCCGCGCCGGCATGGCCGGCCGGGGCCGCTGGTTTCTTGAACAACTCTGGGAACTGCGTCTTGATCGTGTCCCAGTGGATCCGCCCGCGCTGGTCAATCGCGCCGCTATCCTGCGCGGCGATGAACGCCAGACGCGGGTTTACACAGCCAATCTCTGGCTGCATGGCCGCCTCGTAGAAGTCGGCGCGGGATTGCACCGCCTCCATCTGTGCGGTCAATTGCTCCAGGGCCGGCCGCGCCTCGCTGTCCTTGCTCAGCTTCGCCGTTGCCTCCCGCAACTGCTTCGCCAGGTCGCTGCGCTGGCTGCGCTCCGCGTCCAGCGCGCTTTTCAGGCCCTTCACGTGCCCCTCGAAGAGACCCTTCACGTCGTCGCCCTGGGTCGCCAGCCACGCCTCCCAGGTCTGGGTGGTGCCCGCGTCATTCCCTGGCGCACTCGTCTGACCCGGCGTGGGCGCCGCATCCGTAGTACCCGGCGCGGCGGTTCCCGGCGTCCCGGCCGGGGGGGTCTGCGTATTCGTCGGCATCTCGCCTGCTCCTTCGGGGCTTCTCGCCCCTGTTATTCTACTACCAACTGACTGAGCGGCGTCACCTGCACGCCCCCGCCCCACACCTCGTGGTCGGTATGCGTGGTCAGTGCGCCAAACTCGAATTGCCCCTTGCTCCAGGCTTCATAGGTCTCTCGACCTAAGATACTCTGTTGAACCGCGGGCGGCTGTTGCCGAAACCACGCTTCCCCGGCCGTCCACGCCGTCTCCGGTACGTCTTCCACCAGCGGCACGCTGGTGCACCGCCCCTGGGGATGGTCCGCGATGACCGCGCCCAGTGAATAGACCTTGCCATCATCCGCCAGGCACGCCCCGCAGACACGGCCATCGTGCGCGCTCAACCGCTTCTGACTGCGCACCACCCCGCTGGCCGCGTACTGCTCCCGGCTCACCTCCCGGTACACCCGCAGTTGCTCCGTCCGAGCGATGACCATGGCCTTGTTCAGGCCCCCGGTCAGGTCGTTCTTCAGCTTGCCGGCCGTCTTGCGCGGGTTCCAGCCCAGCGCCGTCCCGTTGATGAGTGTCTCGGTCAGCCGCTCCCACACCTCGGGCAGCGGCCGCCCATCGGCCCCGCGCACCATTCGCAGCCTCAGCAGCTCGCCCACCGGCCGGCCGTTCCCGGCCAGGCCCACCATGTACTCCACTGCCTCGAGGGGCAGGCGGTCGAAGTAGGCCCCCACGTGCGGCCAGTACGACAGTTGAATCGCCTGCGCCGAGTGCGCCAATCCCAGCCGGGCCATCTCCGCCTGGCCGCGCCGGATTTCGCCTTCGGCCCAGGCCGCGTACTGCCGGAACTCCGCCTGGGTCTGTGTCAGCAGCCGCTGGTAGCGGTCCAGTTGATAGAGTTTCGCCCGGCTCACCGTCTCCCCGGCCGCCTTCATCGCCGCCAGGTCCCCGGTCAGCGCCGCGATCTGCGCCTCCAACGCTTGCTCCACGGCCAGCCAGCGCCGGGCCATCTCCTGCATCTGTGCCGCCTCGCGCAGCAGCAAGCCCTGCTTGAACTCGCGCATGGCCGTGACCACGACCGGCTCCGGCATGGCTATTCCTTTGTTCCTACTCGCTGCCAGGTCCAGCGAAACGCCCGGGTCAAATCACTGACCACCCGTTCCTCATGGTGCATCCGGCATCGGCGCATCTCGTTGACCAGGATGTGAACCAACTCATGTAGCACAAACGGTTCCACTTCCTCGTCAGTCAGGTACAGTAGGTGGGGTTGGTAAATGTAGACGGTAGCCTCGTGGTAGCGCCAGTCAGCGAACGTCTTCCCGGCTATTGGTTGCCCCTTCTCCCGTGGCGTCTTGTCAGACCAGACGAAGGTCACCCGCCACCATCTCAACCCCAACGGGGTTAACCATTTCTTGAAGGCTTTCTTGACCAGGCGGACCTTGCGCCGGATGCGTTTCTGTCGCCGGGGGGTCTCGGGTGCCATCGCTGACTATACCTCCGCTCCTCTGCTCCCCGGCTCCCCGGCTCCTCCGCTCCCCGGCTCCCCCGCTCCTGCTGGCTGCCATTGCTCCGCGCGCCGCTGCTGCTCCATCAGCGCCTGCGCCAGGCTCGCTGTCGCCTTGTCCTGCTCGGTCGCCTTATCCTCTTCCATCTGCTCGATTTCGGCGTCTGTCCAGCCCTCCGCCCGCAGCACCGTCACCAGCGGCAGCCCCGCGCCCACGCTCATATGCCGGATCTCGGCCTCCGTCCGGGGTTGCACCGTCTCCGGCACGTCGAACTGCGGCTCCACGTCCGCCTCGGCCACGTCCCACCCGTCCAGGGTCAGCAGGAACGCGCCCACCTGCCGCCACGTCGCCCCAAACACGTCAATGCAGCGCTGGCACTTGCGGTTCAGCGGCGATTCCATCGCTATCAGGGCCTCGCCACTCGGGTCCCCACCCTGGGCGAAGAAATAGTGCTTCGGCGTCCGGGTGATAATGGCAATCGAGGTCGCCAGCTTGTCCATCGCGTTCAGATAGACACCCAAATCCGTCTGGCTGAACTCGCCCACACTGGCCCCCTGGCCGACGCCGTCGCCGGCCGGCAGGCTCCAGATCTCGTTGGGTGCGTTCTTCAGCGTTCCCAGGTCCGCGTTGCTGATGGCCCAGCGCTGTCGGAACGCCCCAAACTCGGCCGCCACCATCATGTCGGCCAGCAACTTATTGATGGCATCCTGCGGCCGGATGGCGTTCGCCAGCTCGCTCGTGACGGCCCGCCGGGTGCGGCGCAGGTGAAACACCGGGATCACCCCGTAGGGATTCTCGGCCTGCGGTGGGTCCCCCGGCTCGAACGCCTTCCAGTTGCTCACCTGCCGCGCCGCCTTGCGCGTGCCGTAATATTCCAGCCGGTCCTCGTAGTACAGCGTCAGCCGATACGTGCCGTCGCTCGCCTCCCACCACTTCGCCGCCCATAGTTTGCGGCGCGGGTTCGCCGGGTCATACTGGATGTGGCACAGGCACGGGTCGTTGTAGAACGCCTCCACGGTGCCATCGTCCTCGTTGGGCCAGGCCACGATGAACGCCTCGCCGCAGACCAGCGCGGCCAGGTGCGCGTCCTCGCTGTCCAGGTGCAGCTCCGTCTCCTGGTACAACTCGTTGAGCCGCGCCGCCGCGTCGTCCGACCCGGCCACCTGCCAGCGCGCCAGGTTCAGCCGGTCCAGCATCGCGTCCACCACCACCGCGCACCAGTTCTGCGTGAAGCGCGCCTTCAGGCCCCGGAATATCTCGTCCAGGCGTTCCGTCGAGTAGGTAAGCGGCTGGTCGCCGTCATAGTATTGCCACAGCGTCCGGTAGTTTTCGGCTTTGCCGCTCAGGGCCTCGTAGGCCAGTTGCAAATCGCTTTTCTGGGCCATGTCTACCCCTGGTAGCTGCGCGCCTGGCGCGTCGTCTCGTAGATGAGGGCGTTATAGGACCCGGACGAAGCGTCCATGATGTCGTCCTCGCCGATGTCCGGCTGATTATGCATGTGATTGAGCCACCGTTCGTTCCAGGGGCCGCGCAGTAGATGCACGTTGCCGGCGTAGGACTGCGCCGCGAGCGCGCGCGCCCGGCTCAGCTTGTCCCCCTGTGGCGGCACCGCCCGCGCGTCCAGGCCGCTCAACAGTTGCGTCAGCCGCCGGGCCTCCCGCCGCGACGCCGACCCCGGCTCCAATTCCCAGCGCACCAGGAACCGCGCCCCTTCTGCCTGGGCCAGGGCCGCCCGCCGGCGCGTCTCGCTCACGAAACGCCGCTCCACCTCGGCCGGCCCCTCCTGGAAGTCAATGCACTCTGTTGCCGTGTACTCGCCGCCGTGGCGCCGGATGGAGACCCCCGCCGTAAACGATGGGCCCCGCCGCGTGGTCCCCACCTGCTCGGCCGCCGTGCTCGCCAGGTCCCAGAACAAGCATTCCACGCCCCCGGCCGGCGCCGCGTCCACCACCGCAAACCAGGCCCGGTTGAAGATGTTCCCGGCCGCCGGCTTGATCTTCCAGTTCCCGCCGCGCTGCGCATCGCCCAGCAGCCGCTCGCGTTCCACCGGGGGCAACGCCTGGAGGTTCGCCAGGTAGCCCGGGTCCGCCGCCAGCAGCGTCGGGTTGTCGAAGACGCTGGCCGGGATGAACGTCACGCTCTTTGGCTCGTGGCCCGGGTACTGCTCCTGGAGTTCCGCCGCGCTGTCCGCCCAGACCAGCCGCTCGGCTATCCGCACGAACCAGCGCACGGCCCCGGCCCGGCTCAGGTCAGCGTAGCCGTCCTCCGCAATCCACCAGGCCAGGAACTCCGCCAGCCACGTGTCGGCGTCCGGGTTGCACGTGCCCCGGATGTAGGGCCGCACCCCGCAGGTGGAACGGTTCCGCGAGAGCAGGTAGAAGAACGCGCTCTCCGGGAAGTGTTCCAACTGGTCGAAGCCCAGCAAGGCAATCTGCGCCCCTTGGTAGCGGAACTTGTCTACCTCGTGCTGGAGGTGGGCAAAGCTCACCCGTGCCCCGCTGGGGAACCGCCAGATGAGGTCGCCGCGCACCGGCCGGCCCCCCACCAGGGGATACAGCGTCTCGCTCTCGTCCCACATCCCGCCTTCGTTGGTGATTTCGGGATAGGTGCGCCGGAGCAAGACCGCGCCAAAGCCGGGGTTGTCAATGTGCCGCAGGCACTCCAATAGCAGCGCCCACGTCTTGCCGCCGCCGGCCGCCCCGCCGTAGATGGCGATGTCGGCCGGGCTGGCCAGGAACTGCTCCTGCCGCCCCTTATGGGGTCGAATCTGCGCGGCCATTGTCAGGTATGTAGAGCGTCACCTTGGCGATGGAGTGGTCCAGTTGCCCGGCGACGTGGACCTGGTCGG